GATTTCGCTGTACTACAGCACGACCGCCTCTGCGGCTCCCACTGCTGGCAATCTGGTCAACGGCGAACTGGCGATCAACATCACCGACGGAAAGTTGTACTACAAAGACAACACCGGAACCGTCAAGGTCATCGCTGGTTCTGGCGGTACGGGCGTTGTTGCAGGCTCCAACACTCAAGTCCAGTTCAACAACAACGGCGTCTTTGGGGCGGCGGCTGGCTTTACTTGGGACGGCACAAACCTAACCGCAACGCAAGTTCGTAGTAGCGGTCTGACCTCCGGTCGAGTCACTTACGCCAGCACATCTGGTTTGCTGGTGGACTCCGCCAACATGACCTTCAACGGCACCCGTTTGACGGTGGCCGATTTTGCCGACTCCTCACTGACTGCTGGTCGGGTGACTTACGCCACCACGAGCGGAAACCTGACAGACAGCGCAAATCTGCTTTTTGATGGCACAACCCTCACTGCAAATGCGCTGACTGTATCCAATGCGGTCACCATCAGCGGCGGCACAGCCAACGGCGTGGCCTACCTCAACGGCTCCAAAGTCCTGACCACTGGGTCTGCGCTGACTTTTGATGGCGCGACCGTTCTGGTAAACGCCGTGAATACAAGTTATCGTGGACAGATCAGCATCCAAGGTGGGGCGTCTGATTTTGCACAGATTTCCTTCTATCGCGGTGCTACGACCGACACCAATCAGGTGGGGTATGTTCACTCTCTAAATATCGCCAGTTCATCGCAGGCAATGGCGATTGGCGCAAGGAACGGGGCGTTCCTCAAGTTTGATGTAGGCGATGCCCAGCGTGCCGCCATTGACACTACAGGTCGATTCCTGCTTGGTATTCAAACAGGAAACTATGCGCTGGATGTTGGGGATGTATCTGGCGGAAATATGTTCCGCTTTACCCGTTCCGGCGTTGAACTGAGTTCTTTCATCAGCGGCGGCACTCCATTTTTTGGGACGACTTCCAACACTGTGCTGGCGTTTATGACCAACAGCACGGAGCGCGGTCGATTTGACACCTCTGGCACCCTCCTTATTGGCGCTACTTCATTAGCCACCGGGTTTGGCGGAATTGCTCAGATAGAGGCGTCTGGCTCCAACGGCGGCATCATCATCAACTCCAGTTCAACTGGCGCGTCTGATTACAGCCGTTTGATTTTTACGAAGTCAAACTCGAACGGCAACGAAGGTCTGATTCGTTACAACACGAACGACTACCACATGGCGTTCTGGACGAACGCGACGGAGAAAGCCCGTATTGACTCCTCCGGTCGATTTATGGTGGGTAGAACCAGCACTGTAAACAACGGCACCATTGAGGCGCTTGGCACATCGCGGCAAGCGTTTGTAGGTCAGGTCTCCGACAACAACAACTCCAACTTTCAAGGTTTTAGTTCCTCTGGAGTTGCAACATTCCAAGTAACCGGAGCAGGGGATGTTCAACTTCGGCGAGATGATAGCGGCCCCTCGCTCACCTTGGTTAACGCTGATATGGCAACAAATGAGCGGATCGGTCAGATTCGGTTCTCCAGCAATGGCGTAACCGGGCAGTCCTCCGTTATTGATGCGTATGGAGGCTCCGGAAGCGTAGACTTCACAGACCTTCGTTTCAGCACAGCCAGTGGCGGTGTTGTTGGGGAACGCGCCCGTATCACTTCCGCTGGTCAGTTGATTGTCGGCGGAACCACTCAAATCTTTGGTAACACTCGCGTTATGGGTCAAGGTGGCCCATTCCCTGTCATTGCGTATGGCTCAGATACTGGATATACCCAAGGCGCTTTTGTTTCCGCTTCTGGGACGGATAGTTCCCCTGAGGGCCGGGGTCAGGGCGTTTATATGTGGAACCAAGGGAACAACACCACTTGGTACATGGGGACGGTGTACGGCGCGGCAGACACTTGGTATCTGACTCGCAAGGCGGCTTCTGGATTCCAAGATAGTGCTGCGGAGACAGCGAACGCAAAGATGTGGGTGACCAGCAGTGGCGTTGCTTTCCAAGGAAACAATTCAAGCACTTGGTCAACTTTGTCTGACGCCCGCGTTAAGGAAGATGTAAAGACTATTGAAAACGGGCTTGATATTGTACTTGCTCTGCGCCCTGTCGAATACTTTAACAAGATTACTAAGAAGCGCGAAGAAAACTTCATCGCACAAGAATATGAAAAAGTTCTTTCAAAACACATCACTCGTGATAAACCAAGTCCAGCAGAAGAAGAATTTGTCACGGATGAAATCTTGCGCCTGAACCCCAACCTTGTGCCTTACTTGGTAAGCGCAATTCAAAAACTCAATGCCGAAATTGAAGCATTGAAAGCAACCCGTAACTGAAAGGAAAAACCATGACCGCACAAATCACTTGGATCATCGAGTGGATGCAAACCACTCCAACGACCGCAAACCCTTCTGAAGTCGTGATCACCGCTGGCTGGCGCTGTAACGGCGCTCAGACCGTAAACAGCGTGGACTACACCGCCACCAACTACGGTACTTGCGGTTTCACCTACACCCCCGGTGAACCCTTCACGCCCTATGACCAACTCACCCAAAATCAGGTGCTGGGCTGGTGCTGGGCCAATGGCGTGGACAAAGCCGCAACTGAAGCCAGCGTGCAGACGCAGATCAACAATGAAATCAACCCTCCGGTGATTCAACCCCCTTTGCCTTGGGCGACACCTGCGGCATAATTTTGGAAGGCAAACCACCGGCCTATAACGGTGGATTTTTTTAAGGAAACGGCAATGGAAAAACTGACTCTCTCCGTCAATCTGGTTAACGCAATTCTTCAGTATTTGGACACCCGTCCTCATAATGAAGTTCGTCGCCTGATTGACGCAATCCAACAAGAAGCCCAACAGGCCGCACAACCCGCGCCCGCAGACGCGCCAGCCGCCGAATGAGGTAGCGCATGAGTGCAGACATCGATCCAGTTAAGTACGGCGTGCTTTGGCAGAAGGTTCAAGACCTTGACAAGAAGGTTGACAAACTGGAAGCGGGCATGGACGAACTGCTTGCGCTTGCAAACAAGGGCAAGGGCGGCTTTTGGGCCGGTATGGTATTGGTGTCTGCCATTTCCTCTGGCATCGGCTATATGTCGCATTGGTTCCATGGAGGAAAGTAATGGCATGGTCAGATGTTCTGAAAGCCATCATCCCGATTGTGGTGGCCTGTATCGCATGGCTACTCGGGCAGGTCAACTCGTTCTCTGAGCGCCTGACAAAAATTGAGGGTCAGATGCCAGCCTTGATCACCAAGGAAGGCGTCCCCACCGACAGCCCTATCAGCGCAGAGCGTAGGGCAATGATGAAAGAGCAAATCTACAAGGACATCAACGACCTTCAGGTCAAGGTCAAACTCCTTGAAGAGAGAGAAAAGTTTCTCAAAGGGAGCAAATGATGTTTGAAATGCTTGGTGGCGGTATTCTGGGTTCGGTGCTTGGTGGTGTGTTCCGCCTCGTGCCCGAGGTCATTAAATATTTCGACAAGAAAAACGAACGCGCCCATGAATTGGCGATGTTCGATAAGCAGTGCGACCTCGAGAAGGTGCGCGGCCAGATCAAACTTGAGGAGATCGGTGCCCAGCGCGACATGGCCGTCGATGTCGGGGTCATGGATGCCTTCAAAGCGGCCATCGATCAGCAGACCGAGATGGTCAAGGCCGCAGGCGGCTGGGTGGCCTCTTTGAGCGCCTCTGTGCGCCCGATGATGACCTACTACCTCTTGCTCCTGTACGGGGCCGCAAAGACCTCTACGATCCTTCTGGCGTACTACGCAGGCCAACCCATGCTCGAGGTGCTGAAAAACGCTTGGAGCGTGGATGACATGGCTCTGCTGTCTGGCGTGGTGAACTACTGGATTCTCGACAGGACTTTGGCAAAGCGTGGACTGGCATGAATTTGGAGATCGCAACCGAACTATGCCGCCGATTCGAGGGGTATCGGGCTAAACCCTACCTCTGTCCGGCTGGCGTAGCCACGATTGGTTACGGTTCAACCTTCTACGCTGATGGCCGCAAGGTCACTCTGCAAGACCCGCCGATGGATGAACCCACGGCCCGGGCTTTGTTGGTTTCTGAGTTGATGCACCAGTATGCCCCGGGCACGATCCGGCAGTGCCCCATTCTGCTGACGCTTGCGATGCAGACCAACGACTGGGGCAAGTTAAATGCGATTGTGGATTTTGCGTACAACCTTGGGGTGGGCAGGCTTCAGACCTCCACCCTTCGACGCAAGATTAACGCACAGGATTGGGAAGGTGCCAAAGAGCAGTTGATGCTTTGGACTCGTGGCGGTGGAAAGGTTCTCCCCGGCCTCGTAAAGCGCCGTCAGGCGGAGTGCGCGGTTATGGGTTGAGCATTGTCAATATGAAAGTCGAGGTTTACAATGAAGAATAAGCCCGTATGGGATAAAGAGCGCCCTAAATCGCTGGGAAAGCCGAAGGAGTTGAGTCCTAACCAAAAGAAAGCCGCAAAGGCTTTTGCCGCGAAAACAGGAACAAAATACCCATCGCTTGTCGCCAACATGGCGGGTGCCAAAGCCAAGAAAGGTAACTGGTAATGACGACCGCCGCTGTAATGACATATGACTCGTTGGTCGCCGACATTTCGTCATACCTCGAGCGTACTGATACAGCGACGCTTGAGAAGATACCAACCTTCATCATGCTGGCCGAGCAGATCATTGCCAGCCAGATCAAATTCCTTGGCAACCTGACTCCGATGGAGTCGACGATGACGGCCAACAGCCCGACCATCGACAAACCCGCACGCTGGCACAAGACCGTTTCGATGAACATCACGGTCGCTGGCGTAAAACAGCCCGTCCTGCTTCGCAAGTACGAGTACCTGCGCGAGTATTGGCCGAACCCCACAGAGACCGGCGTGCCCGCCTACTACGGCGACTACGACTACACCCACTGGCTCGTCGCTCCTACGCCGGACGACGACTACACCTTTGAGGTGCTGTACTACGAGCGGGTTCAGCCATTGGACTCGTCCAATCAAACCAACTGGTTCACCATCTACGCGCCGCAGGCGTTGCTGTATGGCTCCCTCTTGCAGGCAATGCCGTTCTTGAAGAATGACGGTCGCGTGCAGTTGTGGCAGGCCCAGTACGACGCGATCATGCAGACCCTCAAGCAAGAGGATGTCCAGCGCATCGGTGACCGCCAAGCCTCAGTATTGGATACCTGACCATGAGTTACAACAGCCCATTCACAGGCAATGTCATCCAGCCCACCGATGTCTCATACAGAGCCGTCACGCTGTCTGCCAACACGCAGTTGCAGTGGCCCATAAACGGCAACGCAACAGACGACTATGCCGCCCGCATCATGGAGGTCACCGCCACCTCTGCGGGCCTTTCGCTTTATATGCC